GTCCTCATCGTCTTCTTCCTTCTTGAGCGTCTTTTTGCCCATGGCCTCTCGGACAATGGATACTCGGCGAGATTCGGCTAGGTCGTGCTTTGCGGGGTCATATTTGCGAGCAGGAAGCTTGAAGACTCCGCCGCCGCCCTTCTTGGCGTCCTTACCGGCGTCGGTCTTAGGTTCCTTGACGGTGACCATCTTCATTGGACCCTTATAACCGGCGAGCTTTTTGGCTTCTTCCACAGGCTCTTCGGCGAGGCCCTTGGATAGACCAGAGACGGTGCGACGGATCTTCCAGCCCTTTTCCTTGTGGTCGGCGACCTTGGACTTGGTGACGATCTTGTGTTTCTTGCCGTTATACATGACTTCGTGCTTCTCGGCGTCGAAGCCTTTCATGAAGGCCGTTACCTTGTCTCCTGCTTCGGCGATCTGTTCTTCCGAAAGATCAATCTCCTCATCGAGGTGGGGAATACCAGGAGCCTCGTTAGAAGCTTCTTCGATTGACTCCTCGGAGCGCATAGCCTTCTCGACGTCCTTCTGATGGTCGGTCTTACCGCCACCACGAGACATATCAGCGATAGGCTTATCGGAGGCAGTCCCCTCATTCACTTTTTTTTGGGGTGCCTCTGGGGCTCTGTGGTTTGCGATCTTCTCGGCGGCCGCAGTAACGGTAGCGTGAGATGCTCGCTCGGCAATGCGCTTCTTGAGCGAATGGACCATCGCATGGCCCTCACCGAGAAGATCGATTCCCTTCGTCAGGAACTCATCCTGTCTTTCTTCCGAAAGCTCATTCGGCGTCGTGACACCAAAGTCTTCCAGAAGTTTCGCATAGACACGATCCTGTGCATTGGCTGCATCGAGCGTCTTTCCGACGGTCTCCAGCAGACCTTTTGGTAGTCCAAATCCTGTGCTAAACATAGTTGTCCTCTTATTTTTCGATTTTTGTTGGAACGCCGTAATGGGTGGTCTTATGATCGTGTTCGCCGTACTTCTCGATTGAGTACCCCTGCGATCTTAGCTCTTTGTGTTGAGGGTGCGCCGAAACGAGGGCGCGGGCGTGTTCAGGACCACGAGGCTTATCCTGTAGGTGAATAGTAACGTGTTTCTTGACGCGAGAATTGTCATTGACCTTGATGTAGGTCATCTTATAGGGATGTCCCGATTCCTCGGTGATGCGTTCACCTGCATCTGATCCCACACCCAATCCAGAGGTTCCTTCGTTCTTACGAAACTTCGAGAATGATTTGCCCTTCATGGACTTCTCCATCTTGCCGGCCGCATCGACCAGCTTTTCTGCTGCATCGGCGCCATATCGTTCAACGTAAAGCTTCTGAGTGGATTCCTTGAGAGCCCATGCGCGAATCTCTGGATCCTTTGAAAGCGCCTCTTCGGCAACTGAAATCGATACAGACGACCCGTATCCAGTAGCAGCAGGAGCTCCGCCCATGCGAGAGTCGTATTCGCGATCTTCTTTCTTGACCTTCTTTTTCTTCGGGGTCTCGTGCTCCGTCGCAGAGTCAAAGCCGACAGATGAATCAGCACCAGTATATCCGTCCTGACCTGGGGTCATTTCAGAGTAAGCCTTCTTGGCACCCTCAGTTCCGAATAGATGAGCTTCGACCAGCTCATCTAGAGCCGAAGACTTTGATTTGGGTGCAATGCGATATTCCGTGATCGTTTCCATGACATTACGGAGACCGTACGTCTGTGGGGTCGATCCACGACGGATACCTGGACGCCATGCAGCTACGCCAGCAACATATGCTTGGCGTAGCGTGTCAAAAGGAATACCAGATGCCTCAGACTGAGCTTCTAGGACGGCGACCGCATTCTCATTCATTTTTTTACCCATATTGTCGGAGCCAGATGTGTTATTTATCTGTGTAGATTCCGCCACATTGCGGACCTTGAGGTCACGCAGTCTGCGGAAAATCTTGGGTTCGGATGTATCGAGTCCGAGCGCCTCTTGTAGAGAAAGCGTCTTCATTTGTCCCGTATGCATATTGCATACAACAGAGTTCTCGCGAATGGAGACGACACGACCTTCTCCAATTACGGTTCCGATCTTGATGGTTTCCTCGACGTACTTTTTGAGGCGCGTGTAGTAGTCGGGCTTTTCCTTGATATGGTCAAGCGCAATTTCACGGGCAACGGCATCGTCGGAAGTGTGTTCTTTCTCGACCTTGATGCCGATTGCCAGTTGCTTTTCGATTTCCTCGGCAGAAACCTTGTGCTTGGAGGCTAGCTCTGCGACAGTCGCAGTTTCCTTGTCTAGGAGCTTGTTTTCTTCATGTAGATTGGATCCCTTGCGAACGTCATGATATAGCTCTTTGGCGTGAGCGTGGGAGACGTGCGAAGGAATACCCTTCTTAAACTCTTTGAAATTGCCAGATGTTGCATGTGCGCGCATCTTGGATGCGGACATACCCTCGGCGCCTTCGGCGTCAGGATCTCGCTCTCCGGCGGATACGACCTCGGCCTTCTTGAAGTGGAACTCTTTGCCGTTGTACTTGTTCAGGACGTCCTGATATTCCTTGACGCGATCAGATCCGGCGACCATGATCAGGTGTTTATGCCCTGCCTGGTTCAGTCTCTTGGCGTGAGCGATGAAATTGGGGTGTTCCTTGGACGACGCAGAGATATTTGTGTTCGGGAAGAACCTCTTGGCGTGCTTGACCTTATCTGCTGTGGAAAGGGGGTTCTTCTTGGCGTCCTGAGAGTGAGACAGCACGACCTCATGGTGCGCGCCGTGTTGCTGGGCGAGTTCATGCACCTTGTCAACCAACTTGGCGTGACCAGTCGTAGGAGGATTCATGCGACCGAATGCAAAGACGACAGGCTTGAGGTTCTTTGATTCCGTCAGAAAATCAGCAATTTTCTTCATCTATTATTTAGCTCTTGTCTGTTCCACGATAAACCCAGCAAAGGACAGACTTGCGCTCTCCTTGATGTGTTTATTCAGGATGGTGATAGAGTTTGGGTGGTAGACCAGATAGACGTTGTGCTTGTGTCCGCCCATCATATCGCCGCCGTTATAGCGGAGGCCGTCGAAACCCATCTGCGTGAGCTTATCGCGAGCCGCTGCCGAGTTGACGCCGCCCTTTGAGAGTCCGTTGAACACCTGTTTTCCAGTGAGCTTTAGTGAGCCAGACTTTAGCTGAGCCGTGACTGTATGAGGATCCGCGCCGTATGGAAGCAATCCGGCGCCGCGAGCAAAGTCTTGCTCCTTGCCTGGTGTCAGGAACTTTTTGAGCATCTCCCCGGTAAACTGGTGATCTACGTCGAATAGATCATTTAGCTGCAATTCAACCTCATAGATGACCTTCTGGCCCCCTTTTTTGCGCTGCATAGAGCGCGCATAGGAGGCAGCAATCGTTTCATCGTCTGTGAAGTATGCGATGCCGCCACCAAAGAGGTCATTGACCACTCGGGCAGCTTTCATATCGAATTTGTCGAATACTGCGTTGGATCCGTGATAGGCGCGCATTAGCAATTCCATTTTCTAAGCGCGAGTGCTTTACGACTTGGCTCGCCATTTGGCTTTGTCATCGGACCCTCTACACCACCCATACGAGCGCAGAAAGACTTTCTGCGATTGGCAGCTTTGCTACCGGCTTTTAATTCTGAAGGAGGAGTTGTGACTGGCGCTTTGAGATTCCCACCAGATTTGTTATTATAATAGTCACGACCCTTTTGAGTCAATCCGCCAGTGGAGCTCTTATGTCCTTTGGCATCGACTGCCGCTTCTGAAAATTCTTTAAAGGATTTCATTTTTTGTTTAAGTCCTTTACAGAATGTAGATAATCCCTTACAGTGCTGATATAATCTTGAGACAAAGTGATCTTAGATTGAATCCACTCGGGCATATTTTCTTCATCTGTCAACATGTCGATTAGATCAGATGAATTGCGTAGAATAGTTTGCAATTGAGTCCGAGCCATTAAGCCTTCATAATCATACTCACCTTTATCAATTGAATTTACTGCTTCTTCAAGCGCGGCAAAAATTAGTTCAACTTCTTCGTTCTTTGGTGCGCAGTCAGGAACCATACGGTTGCCTTTCTTTTTCATACCAACTTGCTTATGAGTATCCCAGCAGGCTTCGTAGATTTCTTCATTTATGTCTTCACCAAACATTTTGCGATACTTTAGTGTATGTTTGCTTGGTTTAGTTTTAGCATTTGCGTCTCCAGGTGCTGGTTCATATGCACGTGGATCTCTGTCGCTAAGTTTATCAGCTTTAGCAAAGTGTGCTGCTCTTGCTTTTGCTGTTGAAGCAGAAAGACCAGTGACATATTTTTTTGGCAAACCAGACTCTTTATCTTTTGCTACTCTTGGAAGATTGCTGACATCACCTTCGTGAAGATCCTTATCAGCACCATAATAAGTTCCCTTACCTTTACCAATGTAAGAATTTACACGAGCCATACCCCATTGTTGTGGAGTAGTTCCTGGACGATGACCAGAGTTCCATGCAGCCATACCACGACGATATACTTTACGTAGCGTGCCGATTGATACACCAGATTTGCTGGCTTTTGCTGCCAATCCTACATCGGCAGTTTCACATATACTTTTTTGATAATTTTTAAATGTTAGCATTATTTTTCATCCTTATTATGACTTTTATGTGACGACAAGGCACGCATTAGCAATTCCATTTTCTGAGCGCAAGGGCTTTGCGGCTTGGCTCACCATTGGGTTTCTTCATGGGACCTTCAACACCAGACATTCTTGCACAGAAAGACTTTCTTCGGTTAGCAGCTTTGCTACCAGCTTTTAATTCTGAAGGAGGAGTTGTGACCGGCGCTTTGAGATTCCCACCAGACTTTCTATTATAATGGTCGCGGCCCTTTTGAGTCAATCCGCCAGTGGAGCTCTTATGTCCTTTGGCATCGACTGCCGCTTCTTCTAGGAATTGCATGAACGTTTTCATTATTGCTCCTTTAGAATTAGCTAATGTTTATTTTGACCAACTTTTTGTCACATTAAAATTTGCGGTACTGAAGGTGAGCCGGTCAACAAGCTTGATTGCGTTGCCCTTGAGGCGGTCGATGGCGACGAAACCTTCAGCAGGCGTCACCTTGTATCCGTCGTCGGTTCTCAGGAATGTACCGATATCGCGCACAGATTCCAACTTGCGAATGATCATTTCCTTGGCTTCGACAATCAGGTTCTGAATATCGAGAATGAGTTTCAATTGCGCCGCATTGCCTCTGAAAAAGGACAGGAGTTCCTTCTTCTCTAGTTGGCGGTTCCGCTTGGTGTCTTCTCGCTTGGCAGCGGCGATCTCTTTGTTGGCTTTGTCCTCGATATGCTGAATAAGTCCAATGACATGAGCGCGCGTGTTCGTGATCTTCTCGCCGGCACGAACCTTTGAGTTATTGAATGCCTTGATCTGAATCTTGAGAGTTTCGGAGATTGCGATATGATTGATGACCGGAGCCTGGACCTGACGGAATAGGGAGCCTAGCTCAGAGAGTACAGCGGTCAGTGCAGCCGTTTCCTTCTCTGTGAACGTCGCAGAACCCGTGGCATCCGTGAAGGATGCATCGCGGAACCAGACATGCTTTGACTGTTTCAGGTATCCGACGACAGCACCGAATGAAGCCTGCATATCAGCCATGGTCTTTCCAGCATAGGTCGTATGGAAGACGACGCCCATCTGAGTGCCTAGAATGATCTTGGCGAGGGCCGAGTCTGAGGGGATCGCATAGGTGATCGTATTTGGGGTGAAGGTGATGTATTTCTCCCCGTCAATCTCATCCTTCTTGATATCGTCCTTGGTATAGAGCATGTCTCCCTGGAGAACGCCCTTGATTCCTAGCTCAGGCAGGAAGCGCAACGCAATCTTGAGTTTGCGGTTCAGACCCTCACCTGGGTGGTTCTTGTCGATATCCTCGTCGGTATAATTGAGCTTTGCATTCTGAGCAAAGACTCCCTTGGTGCCGACGAAGAATTTCTTGTTTTCTGGATTGATGCCAGCGAAAATGGCTGGAGCGCCGTCCCACTTGGTCGTGATATTGACTCGACGTTCCCCATGACCCGCGAGCATGTCTCTTAGGCTCTGTAGGAAATTGATTGCATTTCGTGTTCCAACGATGCCATCATTGAGGATGAGGTCCTCAAGATGTTCCATATGCAGGTTCTTACCCTCTTTGGATTCGGTCAGAAATGCCTTGAAGGACTGCATTACTTGAAACACTCCAGATTGAGCTTGGATTTGATGATGTTCACGGTCTTGCCGTCGACCGGCGCGATATTGTACGGCGACTTGGCCTTCATCGAGAACTGGAGCTCAAAGGTGAACTGATAGTTGCCCGAACCCTTATACTGAACTCGGCCTCGATAGATGACCTTGGCTGATTGAGAGAACCGAGGAACCTTATCGAGCTTGAGAGGGTTCTTAGGTCCGAACAGATAGAAGCCGTGCGTCCCGACGTTGACGTAATATGTATCCTTCTTGTCGTAGTATTTTTCTACGACCGAGGCATCGACTTCGCGCTTGATATCGGGGTATTTGGATAGGTCGTCTTCGTATTGCTTTTTCTTGTCTTTGATCTTTGGCTTGTCGCGGAACTTCTGGGGAATCCCCCGTGGACCCCATACCTTGGCGACATCCTTGAAGAATCCTGCTTGTTCGGCGAGCGCCTTCAGAAAGAGCTTTTCGTCTTCGTCTTTACCAATGTTGCCGAAGCCCCACGGGTTCTTTTTGTTCTTTTCGTCATACTTGAGTACGAGCGATCCAGCAGAGGCGGCCGTAATCTTTAGCTCGCATCCAGCCTCCTTGCCCTTGTAGAGCAACATCAGGTCGGGCTGATCGTGTCCTGCGCCCGCTGGAATGAATTTCTTGGGGACTAGCCCATAGGTCTTGAGGAGTTTGGCGGCATTGTGCTCGTAGACAAAGCCCTGCTGTGCTGTCATTTCATAAATCCTATTGGCTGTATAGGTATTTATGAAAAAGAAAAGCCCAGTTAAGGGGCTTCGAGCGCCTTCGTGGCACCACGGGAATCAGAACAGGCGCCCAGAGCGAACATAGGGGAGCCTTAGTGAAAGGTGGGCTCGGCGTAATTGTTGAAGAAATTCGACATGAGCGGCCGGTAGACGTTCAGCACGTCCGTATCGGTAATCGACGGATATTCGCCGCGCAGGTGCGCCTTCGCATAGGCGACGACTTCCTCGGGGGTCTTTTTGCCGCTCTCGAAAATCGCCTCCTCGACCAGGTCGCCGATTGCCAAAGCATAGTCAGAGATAGACATTGGTGCCTCACTCGTCATTTTCATGGGATAGTATAGCATCGATCTGGGCTTTTGTCAAGCCCAAAGCCTTGAGGCTCATGCCGTCACTCCGACAACGCGCGCCATCGACGGGCGCGAGAAGAACCCAAACTTTTTGTCCGTGCCCGACGGCTTGATCGTGGCATCAAACTGCACTTCGGCCCCACGCTGGACGCCAGACAGGGCCGCCGGCACAGAGCCGAACACCTTCCAGCCGGTGGCGTGCTGGATCAGCATTTGCGTGCCGCCCCAGTCTGCGGTCTTGAGGGCGACAACCTTGCCGCGGATGGTCACTCGCTTGACCGACACAGGAAGATCGGCGGCCGCCATCGTTTCGATACGGCGCTGCTCGGCCATCTTCTCGCGGTTGGCCATGCGCGTCACGAGCATCCGCAGGAAATTCACCTGCTTCTCAGAGAGCTTGCCGTACTTCACCAGGCCGGCCGTGATGGAACGGATGGTCTGTTCCTCATTCTTCTCGCCGGGGCCCGGGTCCTGGGTGAGATAGAGGTCCCAGCAGGCCTTGAGTCCAGCGGTCTCGAGGATTGCCTGAGCCTTGCGCTTCCCGGCCTGCTGTTTCATAGCATCCTTGGCGTGCTTAACAAAGGCATCGGCTCCCATGAAATCGAGCTTATCGGCGCATTCCGTGCCGGTGCGGATGTAGGTGTTGGTCCCGGCGTGATAGAACAGGACCGTATAGATGCAATGGGCGCCGCAGATGTGGCAATTGCCGGCGTGGGCGTGCTTGGAATAGGTGCCGCCGGTCGAGGCCATGTGGGCCCGAATGACCTCACGGTAGGCCATGATGAAAGACGGGGCGCCCATGGCGTCCATCTTCACGCATTCGCAGGCCACAAATTCGTAGTCTGCGGGGACGATGGCCGAGGGACGATGGATGTCGGTGCGTTTCATATTTAGATCAGGGGTCCGAGGGGAGTGGTGGGGTTCTTGTGCTGAAATTCGCGACCGGCTTCAAAGCCGATGGTCATGAGGAGGAGATAGGCCTGGCCCTTCCGGGTGTCCTGCATTTCCGCAGAAAGTATCTCCTTGATCATCGGCGCGAGGTCGGGTCGATTGGCCTGCGCCCAATCCAGGATCGCTTGTATGTTCTGCGTCATTATGCGACCTCCTTCACAAAACCGCTGGTGTCTTTCTTGGCGCGGCCCTTGGCGTACAGGCCGACGACCTTGCCGTTGCCGTCCAGGAAACGCAGGTCACTCTCGTCGCCATCGACCACGACGGCCGACAGATAGGTCTTCGGATACGCCGCGGTGCGGAACACGACCGCGACATTCATGCCGGCGGTGAGCGCCTTGTTGGCGTTTACCTCATTGTCCTCGGCGAGCGAGAAGGTCAGGTGATAATTCGCCGGCAGGTTGCGGCGGTTCGCGCGCTTGGTGTAGTCATAAAACTGGACGTCCGGGAACAGGTCCATGACATTGGAAAAGAGCAGGGCGCCATCGCGGACGTAGGAGAAGGAGGTCACGGGGATCTTTTCCCACACGATATCGGACGTGCCGTTCAGGCGAACAACGGGGATCAGGTCAAGCTTGGCGGCCTTGCGAGTGAAGGCGTCAATTTCCTTGACCAGTTGGTCAAGGAAAGCCTTCCGGTTTTCAAAGAAAAACTTGGTCTTGGCAATGCGCGACTGCTGGACAGTAGAGAAGGCGCCGCGACCAGCGGTATACAGGCAGGCCGCGCGGCAGCCGGCGGTGGACATCGGGCAGACTTCATACCCGGAAATGTTCGTCGGCGCGAGGTAGAGGATGGCCGTCATATAGCCCTTTTTCTGGCCCTTGACGGTCTTGGCGTTGGCATCGATATTGAGGAGCTTCATTGGGGGACTTTCTGAAAAGGGGAGAGTTTAGCGGATAACGGCGCGCATGGAGAGCGCGCCAGACAGATAGATGGGCCAGCGCGCCTCGGTGTAGAAGTCAGGCTGGCGCCACGCCAGCTCCTGATAGGCTTCGCGGGTCTTGGTGATAAAGGCAGACAGCGCCTTCTCGGCGGGGGTCTGTTTCTGTTGCTCTTTGATCATGAGAGTATTATAGCAAACGCAAGGACAGAACACAAGAACATTGTTTCCTTACGGATCAATGGCTTAGGTGCCAGATTCCTAACCCCTTGATTTTGCTCGCTTTTTTGACGCGGAAATCTTGAAATATTGTTGCGAAGATGGCATCCACCTTGAAACAATATTTCACATAGACTTTTAGTCTCATTCCGGTCAGCATCCCATTAGTATACCACGGAACCCCGGGAAAGTCAAGCGCATAAATAGACCAGATACCAGAAGAGGATCGAAATGGCAGCATATGCGGAACTAATGGTTGACCGTGGCACCACGTTCAACGCGACCATCGTAATCACAAACAACGCAACCGGAGAATCGCTCAACATCTCCGGATACTCTTTTGCGTCACAAATTCGCAAATCCTACTACTCTGCGAACGCGACAGCCAATATTGTCTGCTCGATTAACTCGGCAGCCAATGGCAACCTCGCTCTTGCGATGGCTAACTCTGTCACGGGAGGCATTGCACCTGGGCGATACGTCTATGACATTCGGATGACCGATACTGCCAATGTCGTGACCCGCGTAGTCGAAGGCATCATCACCATTACGCCGAACGTCACAGTCTAATGCCTCTGATCACGCCGACTGTGACTTCGGCTCCCAGAACGACCATGGTCACCCTCGACACCCCGAATGCCAACATTTCTGTCTCCGCGGCACAGGTCCGCGGCATGTCTGGTACGTTTGAGAGCGCGAATATCGCAGTCGCCGTTTCTGCGAACACAGCAGGTCCGATGACCGTGGATATGCAGACCAACGGCGAGGCCGTCAAGATCATTTACTAATCGGCGATATATACCATATAGACCCATCTAGGAAACAGCCATGGCAAAACCCAATTCACGCGCAACGCTCATCGACTATTGCAAGAGAACCCTCGGGTTCCCTGTGGTCGAAATTAACGTTGACGCCGACCAGGTCGAAGATCGTATCGATGAGGCCTTCCAATTCTTTCAGGATTATCACTATGATTCGATGCAAAAAGTCTATCTCAAGCATCGCCTGTCTACCGATGATGTGGCTCGCCAGTACATTGACATTACGCAGGCCTCGGGCGTCGGATCGACCTCTAACGGATCAACCACTGTCACAGGTCACGGAAGCAATTTTGCTGCCGAGTTTGGGGCGAACGTTTCTCGTATCTCTATTGGAGGACAGGATCGGCTTGTTACTGCCATTGCCAATGCCACATCCCTGACAGTGGACTCAGCATTCACCGCAGACAATACACAGGTCCCCATCACGAACGTCTTTGCTAATGACTCGATCATTGGCATCAATCGTATCTTCTCCTTCGGGTCAGGATCTTCAAACCTCAATATGTTCGACGTTCGCTATCAGATGCGCCTGAATGATATGTATTCCTTCACGTCGACCACGATGGTCAACTACACGATCATGCAGTCCCATATTAGTATGCTCGATATGCTTCTAAATGGCGAGGTTCCTATTCGCTTCAATCGTCACCAGAACCGTCTGTATATCGATATGGACTGGTCGAATGACATTCAGCCCAATGAGTTCCTCATTATTGAGGCTTGGAAGATCGTGGATCCCGATGCCTATACGGATGTATACAATGATCGCTGGCTCAAGAAATATGCGACCGCGCTGATCAAGAAACAGTGGGGCACGAACATGAAGAAGTTTGGCGGCGTCCAGCTTCCAGGTGGCGTCACGCTCAATGGACAGGTCATCTTTGACGAGGCCGTCACAGAAATCGCAGAAATCGAATCGGCGATCCAGCTCATGTTCGAGGAGCCTGCCGGAATGCAGGTAGGTTGAGTCACTCGTTTCTACTATATAGTTATAGACCATTCAAAGGAGTCTATAATGAAAGAAGGATTCGTATATCTCTGGTTTGACACTAAGAGAAAAATGTTTTACGTCGGTTGCCACTGGGGGACTATAAATGATGGATATATCTGTTCTTCCAATAGAATGCGTGATGCATATTATCGGCGAAAGAATGATTTCAAGCGCCGCATCCTAAAAAGAGGAATCTCTAGAAATCTCCTCCTAGAAGTTGAATTTTCGTATTTGCAATTGATCAAGGATGAAGAACTCGGGACTCGATACTACAATCTTAGCAAAAGACATTTCGGCCATTGGGCTAATACAGACACCAACCATACCGTCAGAGAGAAGCTTTCTATTTCAATGAAAGCTCTACATCAAGATCCAGTCTATCGCGATCAATACATGGCTGGCAGAAAGAAAATGCCTCCGCAGACAAAAGAGCAGATTGAAAAGAGATCCAAGGCCAATATAGGTAAAAAGCGATCAGATGAAACCAAGAAGAAAATATCTGATTCTCACATTGGTAAAACCAGTGGTCCTCTATCCGCAGAGACGAAACAGAAATTGAGCGTTTCTCTCAGTGGTGATAAAAATCCATTCTATGGAAAGAAACATGACAAAGACCTTAAAAAAAGCATGTCGCTCAAGGCAAGTAAAACGATGAAAGGTCGGCGTCCAAAAAATCTAGATATGTTCGTTGGCACCAAGTGGTGGAATAACGGAATCGTAAACAAAAGAAGCAAAGAATATCCTGGCGACGGATGGCTCGCCGGCAGAATGTAATAGGAATACGACAATTTCGACCTCCCAGTATTTCAACAATTTTTCTGGCAACAATACACCAGAGCAGCTCCTCGTAGAAGATTTGATCATCGAGTCGATCCAAATCTACGGTACTGACGTGTATTATCTACCTCGTGCTTCGCAGTCTACGGTCGACCAGCTCTATGGTGAAGACCCAGCGAAACTATTCAATATCGCCAACTCGATGGAAATGTATATCGGGTCTGTGATGGGATATGAGGGCCAGTCAGAGTTCTTCTCAAAGTTTGGTCTTGAAATCCGCGACCCCATGAAGGTCATTCTGGCGCGCCGCACATTCAACAAATACTGCCCGACGCTTCGTCGACCTCGCGAAGGCGATCTGGTCTGGGTTCCTGCGCTCGGCAATATGTTTGAAATCAAGTTCGTCGAAGAAGAAAAAGACTTCTTCATGCTGGGACGTCGTCCACCGTTCTTCTATTTCTACGAAATGAACATCGAAGCCTATAAATTCTCGAATGAGAAGTTTGTCACAGGGATCACGGCAATCGACAAGCTCGGTCGCGACTATTCGTATACGATCAACCTGACCATGAACCCTTCGGGAGCTGGTGCATATCAGACCGGAGAGCTTGTATATCAGGGCGCCAATACGTCCGTGGCGACCTCGACGGCTATCGTCAAGTATTGGGATCGCACGGCCAAGACGCTGAACGTCATCAATATCAAGGGCGTCATTACAACCGGCAACACGCTTACGGGTAACACGTCCTCGGCGGCATATTCTGTTACATCCTATGACCGTCAGAACTTCACCTCAGTCCTCGAAGAAATGGCGGACAATACAGAAATCGAGTCAGAGGCCAATACGGTCATCGACTTCACCGGCACGAATCCATTTGGAGAACCAGATTAATGTCAGGCTTTTTCGGGGAACATTTTTACCACCGTATCACGCGAAAGATGGTTGTCGCCTTCGGCACGCTGTTCAACGATATCCAGATGGTGCGTTACAATAAGACGCAAACGCTAGAGCTTGAGCGCCTGCTGGTTCCTCTCATGTACGGACAGAAAGAGAAATTCATCACCCGTCTGCTCCAGGATCCTACGCTGACCCGCTCGATCCAGATGTACCTGCCGCGCATGTCTTTCGCTCTCGATGGTCTAAACTACGACCCGACACGAAAGCTAGTCTCCACACAGAGAAATATCACGGCAACCAGCAATTCATCCAGCATGGTCTATGGACAATATTCACCTGCGCCATGGGACTTCAACTTCACGCTGTC